GGTCCAAACAAATATGTTTTTGCAGTAAATCTTAGTGTATAAACAAGAACTCTTCTTGAGGTAAAATCACCTTCATAATCATCCTGCATAGTGATATTTTCCAAAACGATTGGAATATCTCTTTTCTCATTAATGCTTTCAACTAAGTCAACTGTAAGAGTATATGCTGGTTGAAAATACGGCAAAATTTGTTCAACAATTTGGAGACAATCATCATTAAGTTTTGACATTATGCTCAATTCAAATTGCATATTATATGGAACAGGCATAAATGCTTTTTTTGTCTCTGCTCCGTTTGTTGCGTCTTTTGTGGTAAATGTTTGAGTAGTTGTAACTTTTCTTGTTGAATCATAAGTTAATCCAGTAAACTCAAATGACATTCTTGGTAATGTTATTTGAACTTTTTTACTTAAATCAGCTGATTGGTCGAGTCTTGCCAAAAACTTTTGAGTTGGGCCATATGCAAGAGGAACCTTTATTACACTGACAATATTATCAGATGAATCTGTATGCTTTATTTCTATGCCATTGAATAAAGAACCAAATGCAATTACAGTTCTTCTTAAAATTTCGTTATAAAAATACTCAAACATTTCGATAAATTTATTTACTAGTATTTAATCATAATAAAATATATTTATACTACGGCATTCCAAAGGGATTTCTTTCATTAAAATCTATAATTGAATCTGCTTCATTTTCTATATTTTCATTATCAGCAAATCCATCGTTTGCTGGATTTGTATTAATTGTTCTTAATTTGTGAGAAGCACTAGAAGCGGATCCCACAATTGCTTCCGAAACTAAAAATTCTCCTGCTACATTAGAAACCTCAAGACTATTTGTAATAGAATTCCAAGACCTTACTCTTGCAGTTGTGCTGCTTATTGAACCCGTTACAACTTCATTGAAAAGATAATCACCTACGGATACTGATGCGGGACTTGCAATCGTAATAGATGGAACTTGCGTATATCCAAGACCAGAATTTGTTATTCTTATTTGAGTAATAGTGCCAGCAGAACTTACAACTGCGGTTGCTGCAGCTGAGACAGTTGAAATTCCAGTAAATATAATTTGAGGTGGAGAAGTATATCCAGAACCGCCATTTGTAACTGTAACTATCCCGATAACTCCATTTCCAATAGTTGTTGTTGCTGCAGCTCCAACACCATCACCAAAGAATGCAACTCCTGGTGCCACAGTATATCCATAACCTGGATTAATCACTTCAACCGATTGAACTGATTTTAAATTTGGATTAACATTACTATTACACACAACAATTCCACCGATCATTGTTGCAGACCCAACTCCAGTTATTCCACCTGTTGGAGCCGAAGAAATTGCAACTCTTGGCGGCGATGAATAACCACCACCTCTGTTTGTAACCGTAAAGTATCTTATGCCACCATTAACCAATGCAGTAACAGCAGATGCCGTCACACCAGAACCTACAAGTGTTAATGTTTGAATTGATGCATAAACATTATTTTCAGAATCTGTATCTCCAGTGCCACTTCCCCCTATAGAATCGTCAATTTGGTCAACTCCAGTATCAATAACTTCATCTTCATACCTAAAGAGTTCACATCTTAAGTCATAAGTGGTATTTCCTTGAAGTTGATAGAATGGTTGTTCATGCTCAACATATTTTATTTCAAATAAACGATCACCTAAAGGAAAATAAATCAAATCTCCTTCCTTGGGACGGGTCGATAATTTAATATTTGCTTCGTTCTTTAAAAGAGGGGAAATATATGTCTCAAATCTTTCTCTTGATATTGAAAGAGTTAATTCATTAAGTGCTTGAATACCAAATTTTGAAAGAATTGTTGGATTGTCGCCATATCCCTCATAATTGACAAGATATGCTTCTATTGGATATGCATCTTCAAATGAAGATTGTATGACTTCTTTTATAACAGTATTTTGCGTAAGATATTTTCTGGGCAAATAGTAAACTTCAACACCATACATTCTCAATTGTTCATTGACTAAATCTTGAATCAAATTTCTTTCTGATTGTGAACCTTGGAGAAAAAATGGATTAAGCATACAATTAACCGATCATATCCAAAGGTGGAAGTTCATAAGTATTGGACATTTTTTCCATGAGAATATCAATTTCTCTTTGAGCATCATCAAACATTTGACGGCCATTAAGTTCTACTCCACCTGGAAGTTTAACGCCAGTAAATTTCATCATATTCTGCCCCCACTGCTTTTTAATTAAAGATGTGAGATATGGCTTGATAAAAGAATCATTCCAAACTCTACTATAATCATTTGGATCCAAAACAGCATAACAATCTAAAATAACAAAATTTCCTACTGTTACTGCTCCCCAATCAATATCAAGATACAATCTGTCCTGTCTTTTATTAAAACGAATTTGCTTTTGAGTATTAAGTAAAAAATCAAGATCCTCAAGATATGTTTTTACCATTGCATATGACAAAAGTTCCGTCGTTCACCAATAATAAACATCATTTAGGAATAATTGATATTTAACACTAAACATATTATGGGTAATATTATTCGACCCATCATATTGAAATATCTTGTTTACTCCAATAACACCTGGAGGAACTTGCAAATAATTACTATTTTCCTCATATTTAAATGTTGTTGCGGTTCCTACAATCGTAGTATTTACAGTTGTAGTTACAATTCCTGCACTTGAATTATTACCTCTTGCTCTTCCTCCATCAATAGCTGCTTGTGTAAATTGATATTTAAAAAATGCCGGATAAACGCCATCAAAATGACGCTCTTGGAAAAACTGAACAGCATCATCTACAAGGTCATCAATCTGCTCATCAGCCACGTTGATTTCCAAAACTGGCGCTCCCAGTTTTCTTTTGCAGTAATCTATTAATTCTTGTCTAGTAGATGGTTGCGCCATTTATATAATACCTCTTAAGATATTTAGGGTGCTGAAGAAATTCCTAAAGATAATACTACTTCTTGCTGCTTCAAGTAGAGTTTGCAAAAGCATTTTGCAATGTTTTTAATTTGCTCAACGTCTTCTATACTATCTATTTCTGAAGCAATTTTAAAATATTCAAAACTCTTGCTTAAATTTTCAAGTTCTATTTTATTTGGATCCACCAATCAAACTCCTAAGTAAAAATTTTATTTCATCAAGATCACCTTTCATATTAGCAACATCAGTCTCAAGATTTTGTATCTTTTGATTCTCATCATTTTTTGTTTCGCGTCTTAAAAGATATTCTTGATATTCTGACATATTATTATTGATAATAGAATTTGTATTTGGATCCCTTAATAAACTGGGATGGCCTTCAACTTTTAAGTATTTCATATCAAGCAAGAGTAATAACTCTAAGATCTTTCAATCTCGGTACATATGTTTGACTTGTTGAAGTCAGAACGATTTTAATTCTATATGATCTAAATGTTGGCAATTGATCAACACTGAATGAATATTCTTTATATTCAAGATTTTGTGGAAGGAACCCTAACGAAGTTGATGATGAAACATAAGAGTCTGGACGACCATCATTATTTGCTGGATCAATAACTTGCTTTCTTACATTCAAATTTATGTAACCGGGGAATGGTACAAAAATTGGAGAGAAGTTTTGATTTTCACCAATTGCATAGAAAGCGCGAATATCTGAGTAAATATTAACATTTGCATTTGTCAAAAGAAGAATTGAAGATGCAGGACTTTCTAAAGTAATCTCTTTGGAAAGGTATTGGAATGCTGTGGGATCATCTACAATACTATTAACTCTATTATCAGTTGCATAATCTGTAATTACACTATTTACGCGGTTTGAAGTCGTTATTAAACTGACTCTTTGAGTATCAATAACAGGACTTAATCTACTATCAATAGTGCTCAAAAGAAGTCTCATATCCAAAGATTTGCTTCCGGGCAAGTTGGTAAGATTTGCATCTTCATTTACTTTAGAAGCAATTATTCTTGTGCTGTCAAGATAATTTGTTTTATTTACTGAAATAGATTCAAATCCATTGTTTGCATATGGAACTTCAGTTCCACTAATACTTTGTCCTGTTATCGTTCTTATTTCAGCACTCAATGATGTTCCTTGAACAGTTAGATTCTGAATCATTGGAGTAACCAAC